CCATTTGCAGATAAGCTACTATCCCAATTATCAAAGAAATATGATCCTGTAGCAGATGGTGTAACATTTATTACTTGGTAATACAATTTAGAATCAGTACCTGCATTTTCAGCACCACCAAAGGAAGAGGCATCGATGTATAGATCATTTGTAAGAGTAATGTCTAAATCATATGTATAGCCATCGCTGTTCGAACCACTTGTTACACTAATGCTAGCAAACGCTGAGGTTGTGAGTAATAGAAATAGTCCTAACCATTTTTTCATTTTATTTTTTCCCTATTAGTTTACCCATAAATCCAAAGATTTGGCCAAAGATTCCTAAGCCTTTACCAAGCCAAGAATCTTTAGGTATGAGTAATGTTAACATTGATAAGATACCAATCGTCGCGATCGCTATCTCAATTAGATTTCCTTTACATTGTTGAATTATATATTGTATCATATTAATTAAAGTTTGTTGTGGCGTACAGTTGATTAGAAGGCGAAACGACTATTACGCCGTCGTTAGGAGTAAATACTAATGGAAGTTCTTCAGCTTCAATAATTGTTTCTTCGATTACATCGTCTATACTTAAATCAGCTATTTCGATTCCTGTATCAACTTCGATGTCATCAATAACTACTTCTGCATTGACTATTACATCTGCTATGTCAACTTCAGGCGTGACTTCTATTTCTGTTTCTGCTACCATTGTATGAGGTTTGATGTCGTCTATTTCGTCAATAGATATATCATCTACCTCGACTTCTACTTCTTCATCAGAAGAAATTGGTGGGGCCTCCGAATCTGAATCAACCTCTGCAACTATAATTGCGGGTTCTTCATCAGAAGATATTTCACTTTCTTCGACCACCTCCTCTTCGCTATTGTTAATACCAAATAATGCAAGAAGGCCACCACCACTAGATTTCTTTACGCTGCCATTCGAGTTTTCATTTGAATCGTCTGTTGTCGTTTCAGCCACTTCTTCAGTCTGTGGCTCATCAGCTGTCGTTTCATCTTCTTGCTCTTCTGGTATTTGGTCATCTTGTGCGGGTTCCTCTCGTGGTTCTTCATCTGGTTCGTCTGCATCATCGTCATCTCCGCCTGTGAGAAAACTAAACAGTCCACCAGATTTCTTTTTTGGTTTTTCTTCGACCTGCTCCTCGGCTTCTGGTTCAGGTTCGTTAGATTCTTCTTCAGCCTCTGCCTCTTCTACTTCCTCGGCTTCGGCTTCTGGTTCGGGCTCTGATTCTTCTTCAGCCTCTTCAGCCTCTTCTTCATCATCGCCTCCTAAAAGTTTTGAGAAGAAACCTTTTTTCTTTTTCTTAGGTTCTTCTTTTTCTTCCTCTACGGCTTCCTCATTCGAATCATCGTCCTTTGTATCAGACTTATCAGAGGGTTCAGCGGGTTCTTCAGAAACTTCTTTCGTTTGAGTTTCCTCTCCGTTCGATTCTGTTCCCTTAGGTAATTTTGAAGGTTCATTTGTTTCCTTGGGTTCTGGTTGAGTGGGAGGTGTAGGTGGGTCTAAATCAATTTCAATATCGCCCATACCAAGAATTGTAGTAAACCCTGCAAGAGGGTCGTCCCAATTAATGTTTGGATGTTCGAACTTAACTTCTTCCCATTTTTCTTCAGCGACTTGCTGAACTACCCGAGTTTCTTCAACTACGGTATCGACTTGGAAATATGCTGCGGAGCTTAGTGCTATTACACCGGCTGGTCCTAATGCTGCAAGTTGTGTACCTATCTGTTCTAGTGTACCGGGTGGTTTTGCTAATTCTTCGGCTATGTTTGAGCCACCACTACCACCATCATCTTCGTCTTCTTCAAATTCAAATCCAGGTTTTACCTCTCCGAGCAAGGTCGCGGACGCTTTCTTCAGTAATTCGAACTCCTCATTCTGCCTATCAGGCTTTGAGAGTTTCTGAACGATATTTGCTGCGTCTTCTACGGATAGTTCTTCCGCATCAGCCTTTGACTTTCCCTTATCTTTGGCCATAGTTTTCCCTTTGATTCTATTTAGGAAAACGGAGGCCTTGAAAGCCCGACTTTATGCTGCTTTAGTCCACCAAATTGGTGTGGGACGTTTTGTCCATACCATCTTAAATTCTTTGGCGTGGTAGTAGGTTCGGTAAGATTTAACCACATCGGGTCCTTTACAATCTTCGAACATTGCCATTCTAAAAGGAGTTAGACCATCATTTGAAATGTTGGCTGGGCCATAGAAAAGGTCTTTGCGTAGAAGCTCATCTGTTTTATGTACTTTACCATATCGATATGTGTACTCATCACAAAGAGCATTGAATAGTTTCCAATGCCAACGATAGTTTGCTATGCTTTCCATAGTCCATATCGTACAAGGGTGCTTCATGTGCACTGCTTTGTAAAAGGTCTTTTCTCTTTCATCGGGCAGTTCCCAGTATTGAACCATTCGTTTACCTGACTTAGATGGTCGTCTATCTTCTTTTCCGTCTAGAATGCGATGTGCTGTCGATAGCATTTGGCCAGACTCCACAATCATCTTTACCACATGTTTGTCACAATGCTCTTGAGCTGCGACTACAGGGTCTTTATCTAATACGAATATATTCATTTATAAATCGTTATCAAATTCTTTTAGTTGTTTAATTAACGTTTCTTTCTTTAATCTCTTATCAAGTTCGAGTCCATGTTGACGTCCTAATGCTTCTAGCTCATCTTTTGACATTTCTTCATAACCATAATCATACTCTTTTGCAAAGAGCTTGTCAATATTATTGTATAATTCTGCCGTCTTGAGTTCGAACCAATCAAATATATCATTTAACATTAGCTATCACCACCTTTCACGAATTTTGGATATGCCTCTGCCATCAATTCGCGTGTGAATGATGGAAATACCTCAGTGATGTTTTTGTCTTTCATAGCAATAAAGACCGGTGCGTCGTCTTCATGCACCTTATTTAGTAAATCAATGAAATACTTTTCTCTCATGTATTGCTTATCGTTAAAGTTCATCATTTTTTTAATAATGTCATTGAACTCTTGGTGTGATGGCAATTTACCTTCTTCGTTTTTAGTGTATGGCGGTGAACCCTTTGGCATTTTTAAGTCAATATGTTTTCCATAAGCTGCCATAAAGATACTTCGAATAGTAAAATCTTCAACCTCTCTTAGTTGGTCAATCTTACGTTTGTGCTGTTTTAGATCATCTATCTTTTTTAATTTTTCGTATAATGTTTCCATAATTATTTCCTGTGAAAGTCACCCACTGATTCGACTAGATTATTCAATCGATTTACGATTAGATAGTTTAGTACCTTCATATTTGGTGTTGATTTGATTGCGTTGTACTTATCTAAAATCTTAGTAATTACCTCTTCTGGTATTTCTTCTAAGTCAATTACCTTTTTGTTTCTTTGGTAATTACGATAAGCTTGAGTTGGCATCACATCCTGTAGATTAGCATACCCTGCTACCCACGCTTCGATCTTCTTTTTAGATAAAGGAGTTTGTTTCTTATCGTCGTCAACGAACGTGTCGTCGTCTGATAGAACATTTGGTACACCATCGCCAGAGTCTCCTCTAAAGATATGCTCTTGTAAATATGCAATAGGGTCTTCGTGAACAATCATCTTACGAGTGAGTGGACTATATTGCTTTACATTTCCATGCTTGTGTAACTGAATAAAGTCTTTGTCGGCAGAGATAATCATAACTGGTTCGTGCTTGCCGAACTCTTGAGTCTGTTGAACTAGAGTAGCAATAATATCATCTGCTTCTACTCCATACTCATGTACTACATCAAACGGAAGATTCTCTGAAATCTCATTGCGGACTTTAGTAAAGGTATTGAAAATAGATTCCCAATCTTTACCATCAGAGTCTCTGCTCTTCTTTCGAGCTGCTTTGTACTCTGGGTAATAGTCTTTTCGCCATGAGCCACCATCTCCACATACAATCATTCGGCCATATTCGTCTCGGTGTTTTACATTGTACATTCGTAGTGAATTTAGAATAAAGTGACGAATTAAGCCTTCATCTTCGCCACCACCTCGTGCAAATAATGCACCCATTGCTATACCTGAATAATCTACTAATATCATTATGTTTACTATATTACCCTATCTTGGGGCAAATGTCAATCACTTTTTTTAATCAAATGTCCTAGATGTCTACGGTGGATTTTTCCACCCACAAAAGCATTAAAATATTCTTTTGGCTTTAATAGAACATCTCGGTCTATTTGTTCTTTCATTTCATAATACGTCATCTCACCAAGAGAACTACAAAGACGTAGTATCTTTCGCTCGAATCTCCATTCACCTGTATTCTCTACAAGTTCTTTAACTGCTTCGCTTGAACCATGGTAGGATTTCCAATCTGATTCTTTGACCGAACGCCTTTTATTCTTTTTCCCCTTTAGTGGTGGCCGGGTAACTTTAGACCAGAATTTTTTCTTACCAATATACTTCATATCAGTTTGTGTATCTGTAATTTCATATACAAAACCAATATGTTCTTCTATCATATCAGACTCAAATAACTTTCCATTATATGTCCACTCACTCATTAAAGTTATTTATATCTCCACTTCTTTCCCGCAAAATGGACAATACTGTGGCCAAATGTCATACTCATCGTCTTCTCCAAGTTCTGACATACGAATATCGTGTGAAATGATTGTGTATTTAGCGCCGCAATGGTCGCACTCTATATAAATTTCTTCTTCCATTATCCCTCGCAACTAGAACAGGTTAATAAGCTTCTACTCAACTCTTGAGCAGGATTGGTTCCTCTATGATAATATAAAGTTTTTACTCCTAACTCCCAAGCTTCTATTAATAGCTTATTTATATCGCGTGGCGCGGTCGACGGGTGAATCATTAGATTCAACGACTGCGCTTGGTCGATATACTTCTGTCTAGATGCTGCTTGAATAATAACATCTTTTTGAGATATCTCTCCGAATGTTTTGAATACTGCTCTTTCTTCGTCAGTTAAGAACATAAGGTGTTGTACAGAACCACCAGTAACTAGAATAGATTTCCATATATCTTTATTGTTCTGTCCATGCTCTTCTAACACTTTTACTAACTCTGGATTCTTATATGTGAACTTACCTTTTGCTAAGTCTTTTACAAAGTAGTTACTATTTAGTGGTTCGATACTTGGTGATACTTGACCAAGAATAAATGAACTTGATGTCGTAGGAGCGATTGCCATTGTAGTAGTATTTCTCATACCATACCCCTTAAGCAATTCTGGTTCACCATACGCTTCTGCCATTTCTTTAGAAGCCGCATGAGATTTTTCTTGAATCAATTTATGAATCTGAATATTAGTCATATTAGCTTCTAATGATTCAAATGGTATTCTCTTGTGCTGTAGATATGAATGCCAACCTAGTACTCCGATACCCAATGCTCGTTGAGTGGTTGCGAACTCTACAGTTCTTTTCATAAATGGTATTTCAGCCGCCTTAGTAATAAACTCTGACATTACTGAGTCTAGAAAATATGTTAATACTTCAACCGCATCAGTATCTTTCCACTCTTCATAGTGAAGCAAATTCATAGAAGATAAACAACATACAAATGATTGACCTACCTCAGTTGATAGCGCGATCTCTGAGCAAAGGTTTGAACCCCATACGGTTTTCTTCTTATCTTTATATACCTTTGGTTTGTTCTTATTTACATTATCACTAAACATGATGTATGGATAACCAGACTCAAATCGTTTCTTGATTATTTTACCCCATACTTTACGTTTATCTTTATCACCTTCAACCATTGATTGCATCCACTTATCAGATACGGTTACGCCAAATGACAGATTCTGAATTGGGTGACCTTCGTTTCTGATTGATAGAAACTCATCTACATCGGGGTGGTCTACATTCAGATAGCCCGCGAACGAACCTCTACGAACATTGCTCTGTGATACTACATTAGTAACAGTTTCGAACAATTCCATAAAGTGCACTGGGCCAGATGAGTGACCGCCCGACTTAATCTCACGACCTCTTTCACGTAAGTGACCGAAGTACGCAGAAGTTCCTCCGCCTAGTTTAGACATCATACCAACTTCTGCGACGGTATATAGAATTTCTTCCATCGTGTCGTCAATATAAGAACCAAAGCAAGAGATGGGTAAACCTCTTTTCTTACCATAGTTTGCCCATACCGGTGATGCAAGAGAATACCAACCATTGGCCATATACTCTTCGAACTTTTTAGCGAAGCCTTCTTTCTTCAGAATCTCTTCAGCGGTTTTAGCGATGTTGCGGATTCTACTCTCTGGTGTTTCTCTACCTTCTAAGTAACCACGCTCTAAAAATAGACGACTGTCCTCGTTTAACCAATAGTATTTGTCTCCCATATTAGCTGTTTCCTGCTGTACGTGGGGTTTCGTAATACTTCTTGATTGTATCTATCTTTGAATCCAATGAATCAATCTGCCCGATAAGTATTTCTATCTCGTGGCCGATACCTGGATGCTCTCCAATTCCTGCGGGAGCTGTTAGATAGACTTCTAAGTCTGCTTTAGCGAGGTCTCTTTCGCCCTCAAGTTTTTTCAATATTGCTTTTATATGTGCGTTCATAATATAGATTTATACTAAAACAAGTCATCTTCGTCATAAGATTTATCGTTTTTTGAATATTCTGTTGGTCGTTTAAAGAAAAAGTCTGTGGCAGTATTACCAAGTACGTCTTCATCAAACCAGGTTGTTTTTTCAAGTAATTCACTGCTGACGTCAGTGAACACGGGTTCTATTCCAATGTCTTTTAAGCTATCGTTTAAACGATTCTTAATAAAGTTTTTCATTATATCAGAAGTCAAATGCTCTGACTGATATCCATTCACTGACCATTCAATAATAGCGCTTTCAGCTTCATAAGCTTTAACACATTGGCTTCTGATTAGTTCACAAAACTCTTCGTCAAATAGCTCAGGCATTTCTTGACGAATGGTGTTTATTAATTTGATTCCTACCATCGAGTGAATCAGTTCTTCCTTTGATGTATATGCTACTTGTTGAGCAGTATCTTTCAATACATTTCTAAATCTATTAAAATAATTAATGGTGTAGAACTGTGAAAACAGCGAAACATTCTCTACGTATAAAGTAAACAATATGAGTGAATATACATATTGCTTTTTTGAATCCTTATAGTACTTATGGTTGTACTTACGCAAATACTTAACACGATTACGGATAATATCAAGCTCAAGATTCTTTTGAAAGACATCTTCCATTTCCAATAGCTTAATCAATCTTTCATACGCATTGTTATGAATCACCTCTACGTTTGCCATTACATAACCGAGGTCAGTAAGACTAGGGTGCGGAAGATTTTGACCAAGCTTAGCCCAAAACGTTTTGACTGCTACTTCAATCTGACCAATAGCAGAAAGACACCGCACGACCATTTCTTTTTCTCGTTCGTTAAGGTGTACCTTAAAGTCCTGTATATCTGATTGGAAGTTAAATTCCTTATCAGTCCAAAATCCATTATGCATGGATTCGATAAATTGATTAGCCCACGGATAGTGGTCTGGTTTACGTGATATTTGTTCTTCGAAGATTGTTGACATATTTGCTCCTAATTTAATACTATTATACACTATTAATTGAGAAAGTAAAGAACTATTTCTTTATTTCTAAGGGTTCCCTCTTTATTACTTTTTTCTTTTTCAGTAGGGGCTTGTCAACAATTTGAACGTCACCGGCTACGGTGTCATTCTCCTCGATGTCTTTTTTAATTGTCTTAATGTCTTTGTTAAGAATTTCTTGAATTGCGGTATTAATACTACTGTACATGATTTATATCTCCTGGTGTTATGTATACTCTATTTTTAGTTTTAGGGTGATACACTTCGAACACCGGAGTACCTAGTATTGAACCGTGTGGTTTGCAAGACTCATTGACAATTACTTCTGTTCCCTCTTTGACAAGCTCTTCGCTTGAAATCGGAAGCAGAAGATTTTTGTTTAAAACGTACGTCCCCTTTTCTAACTGATTGTTTTTATTTATAAAAAGGGTTGTCTCAACTAGTGGAATATCTTTAATATTTGTTCCAGTTACTTCAGTTAATACGTTTGAAATTTCTTCGTCGGATAGCTCAGTGTGGTCTTTGATTAACCATAGCGCTGCTAAATAAGATGAAAGAGAAAGCTTACCAATCAATGGGACCTTACGAATCAACTTTCTTAGGTTAAAGGCCAACTTATGAAACATAGTATATACCTTTTTGTCACTAAGAGTAAGTTCTTTTTTATCCTTAACTAGCTTGTATTCTTTATCGATAATACCAGCCTTATAAGCACCAGTCTTTTCAACTGGCATTGTCATCAAACGAAGAAGTCTAAGTGCAAATGCTGTATCAGCTACCTTAATAAATTCGTTTAATTGTTTCATTATAGTTCTCTTAAAATCTTAATTATTTTTTCATCTAGCGGAATATCTGTATACCAATTTTTAGGAAGGTAATTTAAATAGATTAAAAATGTTTTCAAAGCGGGTTTGCAATCATCACTGACCTTTAGGAAAAACATCCTATTGGCTGACTTGATTTCAAATACGTTATAAAAAGATATTAAATGATTGAGAATAAGTCTTTCTTTTAATTCCCCGTCTTTTAAGTATCTTCCTAATAGCCTTTTAACATATTTAATCTTATTAAAATCTTCCCAAAACTCTTCTTCTTCAAGACAAGCTCTGTTAGTATAGTTCTCTACTGCGTAAATCTTGATGTTTCTTTCAGTTGGTAATAATATAGCCATCAAAGATATTTATAAGGGCTGGCCTTACTTCATACCTTTAATTAGAGCACTGAGCGCGTCAAAAGTATCTTTAGATGGTTTGAGTCCTAGTTCTTTTGCAAGCTTTTTAGGGTCTCTTTCTCCACCTAAAACCATTTGGTGTAGGTCTTTCATCTTGCCTTCTTCGATTTCTTCTTCAACTTCTTCTTCAGATTCAGAGATGCCAGATAAACCATTAACTAATCCCTCAACGCCCTCTGCTTTGATCGGCGCTTTGAATTCTTTTGGCTCTTCCGCTTCTTCCTCTTCGCCATCTTTAACTTCAACATCGTCTTGACCTTCTACACCAGTCTTAGTGTCGGGTGCGATTTCGTCATTTGACTTATAGACTCCGTCTTCTTGACCTTCTTCGATTTCAGTTGATTCTTCTTTATCTTCGTCATCAATTGCTTTATCAATTGCATCACGCTTCTTTTGAAGATACTCATCAGAATCGTCTACGTCTCCGTCGTTATCTACGTCGTCGTCTTCTTTTCCAACTGGGTCTAATGCGTCAGTTACTTGCTTTGCTACTTCATCACCTACTGTTACCGGATATGATTTTCCGTTAAACATGAAGTGACTCTTACCTTCTTCTTTAGCTGCAGATGCAGCAGTAATGAAATCAGAAGCATCCTCGTCAGTGAGTTCTGCTGCTATTTCATATACATTAATCTTACCTTCTAAAACAGATTTCGCTGCATCGGCAAGACCATCAATATTTCCTAATTTATGTTCTGTGAATGACATTTTTTTGTTCTCCTAATTTACCATTAATAATGTGCCGATGCCGGCGGTTACGATTGCTCCTATGACTATCCAGCCTAGGTTTACAATACTTGAAATTGTTTCTTTTGATTTTGCTAATAGCACCTCTGCATCACGAAGGCGTTCTTCCATTTCATCAAATTTGGTGTGTAGATCGTCAATAGACTGCCAGATAGTCACTGTCTTTTCTTCAAGACTATGAATCTTCTCCTCAGCACGAGCAAGTGATACTACTGCATCACATAGCTTATCAATCTTTTCTTCTATTCTATCTAGGCGTGTACCTTCGTTTTTATTCATGTTAGTTATCTACTTTAGCAGAGCCTCTCCATTGGTAACAAGACCAGTACCGAGCTTTCCATTTCGGTCCAGGGTTGTCACAGTTATGACGTGCTCTAAAATTCTTTCTGCGTTTGGGGTCGTCTCTTTTGATTTCCATATTAAGGTCACCAAATCGAACTACCACAACCGTGCCTTTTTCGTTTTTGACGTATACTTTAAATTTCTTATTCTTATTCTCTGAAGTACGAATAGGATTATTCAGCTCTACTTTCTTACCTTGGTATTCTGCCTCAGTAATCTGTAAGTCTTCGTAAAGACCTTCGCATGCAGCGTCTATAGTATCTTCAGTATATGTTTTAAATTGTTTCATTATTTTCTTACTTTAGCGGCGAGGTCTTTATCAGCTCCACCCCAAGTTCCTTTTGATTTAGTTACAAATGAATTGACCCGAGCGTATCCCCATTGTTGTGGATTAGTTCCTGGTCTGTGACCAGTTCTCCATGCCGCTACTCCGCGATTAAATACTTGTTTTAGAATCCCATAAGGCATACCAGACTTATCAGCCTTCTTTTGAAGTCCTGCCATCTTCTTTTCTTTTACAGCGTTCTTTTCGAACATCTCATAAGGGAGTCTTTTCTTCTTATTGTATTCTAACTTTCTGAGCTTTTCTCTAAATGCCTTTGAACGACCATCTAATCCTTTAGGGTCTACTTCGTCAAAGAGTGAAATCAATGAGTTGAGAAGTTTTCCTTTCTGTAGTAAATCCTTTGAAGACCTATCTCCAAGTGCTGTCATAATTGCTTCTTGAGATGGTGTCTTAAGTTTCTTAAAGATAGCAGCAATCTCTTTTGGAGTATCACCGCGTTTAATCATATAAACTACATTGCCGGCAGTCTTCTTGTCAGAACCTTTGAACTTTAGTTTATCTAGTGCTTTAGATTCTTCAATTTCAACTTCTTCGCTATTGATGCTCTTGATTTCTTCCTTTTCTGCCTCTCTTTCATCATCATGTTTTTTCTTTAAATCTGCTTTTTCTTTTGCTCGATCAACCGCATCTTCTTCTACTGACTCATTCTTACGAAGAGCTAGTTCTTTAGTTAACATAGTTACTGTTTTCTTAGCTCGGGTAACTCCTTTAAAGGCTTTAAGTAAATCCAATATATCTTGTTTAGAAAGCTTACCAAGTTGAGCTGCAGTAGCTTCTTCGATTGATTCTAGCTTAGTCAATTTCTTCTTAAGCATATCAACATACTTCTTACCGCCTCCGTACATCTTAACCATACGAGCATCTGGGTTCTTGATTAACATCTTGAGGTCTTTAACCAAAAGTTGTTTTTCAGAAGCTTCTTTCATTAATGCATCGTGATTTTTAACTGCGTATTCTTCGGCTTCTTCCTTTGTCTTAAACTCAGCTACTTTCTTACCTTTTATATTATATACACAATACATTCCGGTTTCTTTATTGAGTTCTACGTGACTCTTTGGGTCCATTGTGTGCTTCTTACCAGCATCATACGCTTCGCCTAATTCTGCAGTTACACTACCACCTGGAACTAGTGCGGGATTGCCTTTCATTTGCTTAATCCCTTTCTTAATAGCTTCAGCTGAGCTTCTAGCTTTTACATCAACGGTCTGGCCTTTAAATAGTTTACCAGCTTTCTTGGTGATAGTAACTGTCCAAAATTTGAATGCTTCTTCTATTGACTCACCAATCTTATCAACCTCAGGTTGTTTTTGAAGATAACGAATGATAGGCTTTTCATTTGGAACAATCATACTGAGACCAGATTTATCAATGCTCGTATCCCACGAACTAAATTTATTTCTCAGTTTCTTCTTAAGTCTTAATGCTGCTGGCTTAGTTAAAGCCTTAACTACTACGCGACGTCCATCTTTTACGCCTATGTTTTCTCCAAGTACAGATTCATTGACTTCGTCATTCATGTCAATTTCCATTTCAGCTAATCCTTTTAAACCAGCTTTCTTACGAAGAACGTTAAGCTTCTTAATTGTTTCTCTTTGCTTTGGTGAACCAGGAATCTGTTTCAGAGCTAGAGTTGTAAGCTTAAGCATGTCTGCATCATTATGCTCGGAGACTTCGTCTTCTGAGAAGTTTTGACCAGCTTCGATTTCTTCTCCGTCTGTATAGTTTGCAGGTAGTATACTTGAAAATTCTTCTTCGTTATCTTCGTCTTCGTCTACATCGACGATTCTTTTCATTACAGATGTTGATTGATAGTCATCTGAGTCTTCACACGCCTGTTGCATATCAGATAATTCGTTTTCATCTTTGTACCACGATGATTTAAGTTCTGTCCCGTCACCTTTTTGAGCTACCAACTGAAATTCAGTTCGTTCTTCTAATTGAATCTTGAACGACTTGAATTGTTCTTGAATAGTCATAATCGAATAGTCGTTTATGTCAAGCTCGTGTGACTCTAAAAAAGATTCTAATATGTCTGTTTCATTAGGAAACAAAGTTTCTAATATTTTTAATTTATGATTAATCATGGCGTTTTCCTTTGCTGGTACTCTCTGTCTGTTTTTACCTGCTTTTGGTGGTGTAAATAAGTCTGATACTGGTATTCTTTTCATTGGTCTACCAGAGAAAAATACTAAAGCTCCATCGTCATCGAGCGCAGGATAATATTCCTGTGGTTTTGATTCGATATCCATTCGTATGCCCATCTTAACTCTACCAGTATTTTTACTAGTCGCAGGCGCAATATTATGTTTTTTAGATAATGATTTCTTTCGAAACTTATTACCTAATCTCCATGCCTTTGCTAAATCTGTTGCCTGTTTTTTGTTTAACATACTAATCTCTATTTATACGATTTCAACCGCCAAACTCATGGCCAGCTACTCTTTTCATTTGCTTTGTAAACTCTGCGAATCCTGGTTTCTTTTTATATAATTTAATAGTTACTTCGGCTCTTTCTTTTCCTTTGATTCTCCATTCATAACCTTTAGATTTGTGTTCGGGTTTAGTTGTTCGAACCACACGTCTTTCAAATCCCTTTTCCCAAGTCTCGCCTTTCTTTTCGCCTTCTTCAATATTGTCCTCAGGTACACAGTTAGGAACATTCTTATTTCCTTTTTTCTTCATACCTACTTGTTTATATCCGTCCCAGCAAGCTTCGTCCACTTCTTCTCCAGGTGTTGCTTTCTTATATTTCTTTGTTAAATCATCAGTGCCTTTTAATCCATAAGGCTGAAAGTCTTTAAATGATTTAACATCAGTAGATTCTACTACCCAGTCTTGCCCTTTTGGAACATACTTCTGAATCTTTCGTAGAATATCTTTTTCGATATCAGTGTGTTTCATAGGTGGCTTACCCGATTCCTTAACCTTAAAGTATAAAGCATCTTTAAGAAACTGACCACCTTTACCACTCTTTTGTAAATCACTATCTACACCAATCTTATTAAAAGCAAATGTAATGTCTCCATCCATATACTTCTTGAGGTTCTTACCCATCTTTACAATATCTAACATTGTTTGTGATGCGCCTCGGTGAGTATTAACTAGAATTTCAACTGGTACTACTCTACCTCTTGTTGGGTCGGTGTTCTGAGACTTAGCGACTTCTACATCATTAACTACCCATACAATATGAATATTCTTAGTAGGATAGCTTGCACCCTGGAGAAGTCTAGTTACGTTATCTAGTTTTCTTAAATCTTTTAGTGTAACATCAAATATGACATTAGGCTTGTCTTCGGGCCTTTGTGTCATCACCGTTGAAAAGAATGCTGCCATCTTTTTATTGGAAAGATTTAATTCATCTGCTACTATATCGTGAAGTTTACTTACATCACCACTTCTAGTTAAATCAAATTTAGAAAGGTCTTGGCCAAGTTCATCTTTAACCTTCTGAGCAATCTTCGGTGCTTTAAGAACTAATCTCTTTAGTTCATCAACATCAAACTTCTTACCTTCCATACCGATAAGATTATCAAGTACAAATCCTTTACCAGAACCTGCTCCACCAGCTAGAATTAATGCATGACCTGATTTAGGATATGCCTTCTTGGCGAAGGTAATTAGTTTCTCGTCAAGTTGAACATCTTCGACCATCGTGTATCCTAACTTAGGTACATTGTTATATCTTTCAAGCTCTTGTCCACTTGGTGTTTGAATTGATACTCCACCTTTAATCTTTACGATTTTAAGAGAGCTTGCTTTAGAACCATATTCTTTCTTCAACTCTTTTTTGAGTTGAATCATATTCATGTATTTGGCTTTTTCACCAAACATTTGTTGATACTTCTTTGTATGTTTAGATGGTTTGGTTTTTGCACTAGCATCACCAGGAGCTGGTTTATATGCTGAATCATCGTCATCGTCTTTAGCTGCGCCTTTCTTGAAGTGAGCATCTCTTTTATCTTTAGTAGACTTAGACATCTCTTTCCCTTTAGCATCTTTTGCGTAATACTTAGCGGGCTGAGTACCTTTCTTATCTTTTACATCTGAGTCTTGTTTGACCTCTGATAAATCTTGAATCCAGTATTTCTTACCAATTGAAGAGACAATATAGTTTGGTTTTCTTTCTGATATAGTTACAATCTTATTTTCTTTATTAAATACCCTATCACCTACTTTAAATATTTCACCTCTAGAATATTGCTCTCTTATATCTGAAATTTTATCAAGTTGAAGATGTTCTCTAAAGTCAGTGACCTTTTTATATCCCATTGCTTTACGAAGAGCATTGAACAGATCAGCTCCGCCAGAGTATCCTTTTGGAAGTCCACCTTGAAATGATTTGAAGTCGCCGGATGCAACAGCGGCTCTCATCTTCGAAGCCGACATACCAGTTACGTCTGTAGCATCTGGGTCTCTTTCTCCCGCTGATACAACATTAATAGAAGTAAATTCATAGAATCCGTGACGAGCTTTAACGCCGTTATACTTCTTAAGTAATGATTCAAACTCTTTTATCCTATCACCGCCGACCACCATAGTAATTTTATTATAACCCGCATCATGTAACTCAACTGCGATATTGATTGCAGTCTTAATCTTCGGTGACATCATAATGGACCGAGCATGCTTAGGAAACATCTTACGCATGAATCTAACTTTATCTTTGTATGGTAAAGGATTCTTTTTCGCATCAACAGAATTGGAAGCATATATTTTGTACTCTTTACCTTTTGCAACCTTTGCAATCTTATCCATCAATTTCTGGTGTCCAGTTGTTGGTGGATTGAATCGACCAAAGGTAAAGAATACTTCTTTATCTTTTGCCTCATTAAACTGTCTAAACGATTTCATCATATTATTCTTCACCTCCGTCAGTGCCTCGAACCCTTTTTAGTCTTTCCATTTCTGCTTTTTTAACTTTGGGTTTAAGCTTTCGAGCTATTCTTGTAATTACTTTAGCTTTCTTTTTAAGTCTGTCTTCTAGCTTTTCTCTTTCAGCAAATGATAAATCACTTGGTTTTCTATTCTTTAAAATCTTTTTAGTTAAAATCTTTCTGGCTAACTTACGAGCTCTTTTCTCTAGCTTCTCTGGTGTAGCCATTTTCTTCATTGCAATCTTTTTCTTACGAGCAATCTTCTTAGCCATACGTTTCATTATACGACCACGAGCGATTCTCTGCTGTCTTGTCAGAGCTTCGTCGGTTTGGATGTATTCTTTAAACGTTTGCATATTACTATTTATCCTATTTTTCCCAACCCTTAATTACGTCCTTAGAGAAGTTGTTATATGAAAATTCTAATCTATCTACAAGCTTAATGGCTCCACCAGCAATCTTATCGATCGCAACGAAACCTTCTTGGCCCGTAACTTTAAAGCCTTGTTTGGTTCTAACAAAAGTATTCATGCTTTTAACTTTATCAAG